GTCAAAGAATATGATGTTGCTTGACCGTTGCCACTGTTTTTGACTGACACGTTGTGGTAGTAGATAGCCGCCGGTGTTGCAGTTCCGCCAGAAGTGTAGGTGGTTGCAGGTAGCGTTCCAGTAACCACAAATGAGGTGGTGCTAGAAACAGCAGAAACAGGTACAGAAGCAAAGTTGAAGTTGCCTGTGGGCGATGAGGTGACTGCGGCTGTAGTCACAGTCTGCCCCACGGATAGGCCGTGCGCCGTTGACGTAGTGAAAATGGTGTAGCCGGAAGCCGCGCCAACAGGTGCGACATACACAGCGTTGGTGATTGTTAACGCACTTGGGCTTGACTGCGCATAGTCGCCCAACAAACCTGCATAAAAATAGCCAGCAGTGTCAGGGAAAACGTCACCATTGAATTCAAACTCTGAATAAATGTTGCCTTGAACCAGTCCATAGTCTTTGACCATAGATCCACGCCAGTTGAGATCTTCAAGCATTTTGATGTTGTCAAACGGCTTCAAGTCCATTACGGGAATGTAGTCAGTGGCGGCAACTGAAGTAGGTTGACTGCCCGGCGTCACTGCTGACTCTTTGGCTATGCCTAGAAAGGAACGATACCTTGGTGTTGCCATTTGTTAGACCTCTTTTGCTGTTGTGTCGGGTTCAACTACTGTTTCAGGATCTGCTTCAATTTTTGCGGCTTTCTTAAGTGCAGGTTCGACAACAATCAAACCGGGCACAACAACATCTGACGGCAAATCAACCACGTCACCGTTATCAACCAACAAACCCAAACTTGGGTAGTACGTTGTGCCGTCAACTACTGCACGAAACTTTGCCACAAAAGCTCACCTACTTGTTCAGTTCGGAAGTCAATGCCTTGATGTAAATCTTTCTGGCAAATCCATTCTCGCTCAACATTCTAGCAGTGGGTTCAACAAAAGGGAATTTGACGTTGGAGCCGCGACCACTGCCAAGCTCCAAAGATCGCCCATACTCTGCATACGGGCCGACAATTGCCGTGTATCTGCCCTCAAACCCTTTCGTGTTGCCACGAATACTGCGCTTCAAATTAGTTGTGCGACTTTTTGGCGGCTTGTTAGGTGTTGCCTTGTCGTACACCTTGTACGTCGAACCTACAGGCCCACCCGTGCCAGTGTCTAAGTTTGTCGTGTCCCTGACGCGCGTTCTAGTGGTGTATTTTCGTGCGCCAGCAATCATGCGCTTCATCTGCAAAACCGCTTCAGCCTCAACTGCTTGAGTGGCTGTTTTTACTGCTTGGTCAGTCTTTTTTGCTATATCGTCCAAAGCTTTCTGCACTTGATGCACGTTAGTTTCGCCAGACACAACAAAATCCTCTCACAAGCGGTGCAGGGTAGGCGGAAGGCGTACCTACCCCACACCTATCACGTCAAGCAGTGTAAATCTGCGTGACCTGAAACTTTACAGACGCCCAACATTCTGTTGCGCCACGCGCATTAGTTGCCGGCTCACCATAGTCAACGTCAATCATTGGTTCTGCACCCTGCCAAATTAGGTTGCCGGTGGCGTCACCAAATCGGTGGTCAGATCTCAACAAAGTTTTGAGTTGCTCAATAGTGGCATCAAAATCGTCCATGGCGGCTTCAGCGTTGCGTTGCATGGAGTGGTGGAACACTTGTATCACCACGTCATAGTCCACACGTTTTTTGCCTGACGTTGCACCACCAAGCGCAATACGTGATTCAGTTTCACGGTCAATGAACACCACGGCAACAGCCCTAGATGCTTGACCGGCAGTGGAATTGGTTTGGTAGTTAAATTGTTTTGGAAATGACGTGAACACTTGGTTCAAATCCTGCACGTTGCCACCAGACAGAAATGACGCCAACTGTGAACGTACTTGGGCGCGACTCATTAGCGCACCCGGCGGAAAGGCAACAGCAGTTCCTTCGCAATTTCAAGATCGTAGTTCAAACCTTTGGCTTGCGCTTGAGCCTCACCAACAACGTTTGTGACAGCCATAGTCATAGCGTAATCACCACGCGCTTTAAGGAACGCTGTAGTGGCTAGAATGGCCGCTTGCTTCACCGCTGGGGGTAACGCACTGATTGCGACCTTACTTGCGTGAGCGTTGCTCAGCGAGCCGTTAATTGCCACTGTCGCGTTACCCGGCGTGTAACTAGACGCCACAACCACGTTTTCGGTGTAAGTTCCGTCATAAATAGTCAAATGTGAACCCGGCAAAATGCCTGTCGGATCTGCAACCGCAACAGATGTAGCAGACGCAGAAGCAGACGCAGACAACAAAGTGTTTGCATACCCAGACACATACGTCACAGACGCATACACTGGCAGACGCGGCCCACCACCAGCCCCAAAACCTAGCGGCCCAGCATTAGTTGTGCCACCAGTCCACGGCATGACAATGCTTTGATCCTCAAGCCAACCCTGCGACAAATCGCCATAAGCCACCAACCCGTTAGGTGTTGCACCATACGAAAACGCAGTCACTTCCAAAATAGGCCAGTAACGCGGATGCAATTTGATGTACCCGTCAGCAGACATACGAACACGCTGGAGCTCTGTTTCCGTTGTGGCGGCAAGCACCTGATTACAATATGTGTCAATCCAAGATGATGCCCGGCTGATAGCGTTCGCCAGTTCCGCATCCTGCACCGCACCATCAGTCGAATTGGCAACCAAATTGTTGTAGTCAATAGCGGTAGGTGCTTGCTTGAACTCATCCAGCGTCAAATACGGGGTGCTGAACAGTGCAGTGGTTTTGCCATACAAATTACTCATTCGTCAAACCCACAATCACATTGCGCCGTTTCGCTTTTTTCGTTTTCGGCAACCTCGCACCATGGCGCGTGGCTTTTCACATTCTTAGTCAGATCCGGTTTCAGCATTGTTTTTGCCGCACCTTCCGCACAATTTGAAGAACCCGTTGAAACCACAGCCGCCACAAATGTGACCAGTTCCTGCACTAGCCACGCCCATGAGAGAAGCCTCAACAAAACCAGACTCTTTGAGGGCCTTGGCGTCACGCGCACTTTCCACATTGTAAAAACCTTTGCTGTCTGGTTTCAAAGTTTTTTTGACGCCAGTTCGTGCACCTTCAATGTCAACCGCACGAACACCACGATCACTTGCAAAATACTTAGTCACTTGAGTTTCCTTCCACAAAAGTGTGACCCCATCCCCGGACAATAGGGACGGGGTCACACAGTTTCAGCCGTTAGACAAGCTTGATACCCGAAACAATACCATTAAATGTTGGAGCAGAACACGTCAACGTGCTGTTCCAATAGACACTGTTGGAGTAGTTGAAGTCAACAACAGGCCATTCAATAGCCATGTAGTCCTGCGTATTGAACACAGACCAAACTTCACTCACGTTTGAGTCAGGGATAGGTAGTGTGTAGGACAGCACTGGTGCGTTGCCCTGTGGCATCCACGGATGAACAGTCAGGCTGACACCCTTGCCGGTCACTTCGTTGTGCAAACCAGTAACAATGTCACCAAGCACCACGCCGCCAAATTCATCCTGCTGGATGTTCAGACGGTAGTTGGCTGTTGAGCCTGACTTGATTGCGTCAGACAACTGCTTGCGGTCAGCACCATTCATTAGCACTTCGTCAGGATCGCCCTTGACGTTCGCATACATCTGGTAAAACACCGTCTGGAATTCAGAACCGGGGTTGCTGGTGCTGAATCCACTGTTGATACGGTTTACGACACCAGTTGGGTATGAGGTGCTGTTGGCGGCGTTGTTTCCGTAAATCTGCGGAATAATGCCGTCATATGCGGTTGCATAAAATGACGTGTCAGTAGCGGCCGTTGTAGCGGCTGTTCCTGAAGTCACTAGCGCAGAAGCACCAATGGTGAACTGGTTGTAGCCAGTGCGGCCCTGTAGCCACAGGCTTGCGTTAGCGTTAGTTGTGCCAGCAAAGATTTCGTAACCAAGCGCACCAACAACGTCCGTGGCAACAAGGACGTCAATAACGTAGCCGGCAGTTACAGAAGCAACAGTGATTGCGGCTGACACGGCAGACGAACCAAAGTCACCGCTGTCGGCGGCAATCTTGACGTAGTATGTTCCAGCGGCAAGACCAACTTCACCAGCAACAGCCGCGCGAGCAGTAGCAGTGATGCCGTTAGCGGCCGTGGTAGGTGCAGGAAGCGAACCAACAAAGTTGTCTGAAGTCTGACCACGCGAAGTGAGCAACATTTTTTCCTCAGACAGCATAGCG